CTGAGCGCCTGATGAAGTCTACTCTGCGCACCTCTAGTGCAGACAACGACATCAACGCGATCAAGTCTATGGGCTTGGTTCCCGAAGGTTACGCTGTCAACCACTTCTTGACAGACACAAACGCATGGTTCTTGATGTCTGACGTGCCTAACGGTTTGAAGCACTTCGTCCGTACTCCGCTGTCTACCAGCATGGACGGCGACTTTGACACTGGCAACGTCCGTTACAAGGCCCGTGAGCGTTACAGCTTCGGCGTCTCTGACCCATTGGGTATCTTCGGATCACCCGGTTCGTCCTAATCAGAAAGGGGGGAGTAATTTCCCCCCTTTTTGTTTGTTTTGGTGTATATTGACACCAACCGAGATTTTTCGGTGTATCAGACAGGCTCGGCTGACCTCATGCAGATTGATACACCCTAACGCATGTAAAGGAAATCCATCATGGGATTCGCAACTCACCTTGGCCCTTGGTTGTTGGGCACCACCAAAGACACCACGGGTACTACCGCTGCCACCACTCGTAACACTGGCTCGACCATCGTGTTGCAAAGCAAGGCAGTAACTTTTGCTGAAACTACCGCAACCAACTTGGCTGCATTGCCCGCTGGTTCGATGATCACGGCTGTTCAACTGTATGTTGACACCACTGCTTTTAACGGCACATCTCCCACTCTGACTATCAAAGTTGGTACTACCACGATTGGTACGATCACACCTACCAGCGGTACCGCTGGCCTGTACACCATGACTGCTACATCCACTGCCGCTAACTTGGCATTGATGAGCAACGTGGGCACAACCGATGTGTTTGTAACCTACGCAGTGAGCGGTACTACCGTGACGGCTGGCGCTGGTACTTTGGCAATTGCCTACACTGTCCGTGGCTCTGATGGCGTTGGCTACCCTACTGGTCAGCAAAACTAATTGATCTCGGGAGCCTTGGCTCCCTTTTCTAAAGGAGATTGATTATGAATCAGACACCCGTAAAACAGGCACACTTGAACGCCAGTGGATTTTTGGTGCTTGGTAGAAACCGAGTCAAAGCCATTTCGTTTACTGGCTCTGCAACTGCTGGCTATGTGACACTGTTTGACACCACTGTTGCCCCAGTGACCACAGCGACCTATGGTCGTTCAAGCACAACCATTACCGTTTCATCTACGGCACATGGTTTAGTTACTGGGCAAGTTATTGGTATTGACTTTGCGGCTGGAACAGGTGGCACTGCAACAAACGGCAATTACCCAGTAACTGTCACCAACGCAAACACTTTCACAATCACAGACATCAACTCTGGCAGTATTACTGCGGGGGCCGCAATGGTGTATGCAAGCCGCTGGTTGATGACGTTTGATGCGGCGGCAGGAGACTACTTCAACAACGCGCCGTTTATTCCTAATGATGGCGTAATTGCTGTCGACGGTATTTACGCCCAACTGAGCAACGTAGTAGCTGTGAACATTTTTTATGGCTGAAGTCAAACAAGCAACTCTCAGTGGTCGCAAGCTGTTCATAGGCATCCCTGCCTATGACGGCAAGCTCAACATTAAGACCGCATACGGTCTGGCTCAACTGATGCCAGCAGCGATGCGTCTTGGTGTATCTGTGACTCTTTCTGATATTTCAAACTGTTCTCTCATCACGCTGGCGCGTAACGCGCTCGTGCACGAGTTCCTGAAAACAGATTGCACAGAGTTGTTGTTCATTGACGCCGATGTGATCGTCACGCCTGATGACATCTTGCGCCTGATGGCGCAGGGTGGCACACAAGACATCTCCGCAGGTGCGTATCCGCGCCGTGCGCGAGACAAAAAATATTTCACTGACTTGTACTTTGACGAGAACGAAGACTTTGAGTTTGTCGGTTCTCTCATGCGCGTGAAGCGCGTGGGTACAGGGTTCATGCTGATCCAACGTCACGTCATCGAGAAGATGATTGAGGCGCATCCTGAGTGGGCATACAAGAACGCCGATGGCGGCGTACTCCATGCGCTGTTTGACTTCAGCATCGTGAACGAGCAGTACGTTGGTGAGGACTATTTGTTCTGCGACCGTGCTACTCAGCTTGGCTTTAAGGTCTACATTGATGTGGACATCAGCTTGCCGCACGTGGGCACTGAATCATTTACCCGCAACTTCCGCGAGGAAGTTGTAATGCCAATGTTGGAGAACATTCGACAGTCGCGTTTGAAAGTTGCAAATGGCTAAGAAAAAAGGCCCATCCCTTGCTGTTGGTCGTGGCGAAAAGCTACCTGTCTCTAAGGGGGCAGGTTTGACTGCCAAAGGCCGTGCTTAGTACAACGCTGCAACAGGCAGTAATTTAAAAGCTCCCCAGCCCCAAGGCGGCAAGCGCAAGGACTCGTTCTGCGCACGCATGTCGGGTATGCCGGGGCCAATGAAAGACGAGAAGGGCAAGCCCACCCGTAAGGCGGCTGCTCTTGCAAGGTGGAAGTGCTGATATGGAAATGATGTTATGGAACGCAGCCCTGAGTGCAATTGTTGCAGTCATGGGGTTTTTGCTTAAAGGTAAATTTGATGAGTTGGACAGGCTCAGTATTTTGCTGAACCGCACTCGTGAAGAAGTTGCTCGTGACCACATTACCCGTTCTGAATTTCGCGCAGACATGCAGCAGTTGCTTGACAGGTTTGATCGTATTGAACGTAAGATTGACAATTTATCTAATAGGGAGGTAAATAATCATGGATGATGAATACGATTTTTCTAACGACTTTAACAAGTCTGGTGACAATAACAGCCCACCAAATCGTCAGATTGAAGACAGGTCACGTGAGGTAAACAAAAATTTACCCGCTTCAGATAAAAATAATCTGCGCAGTATGTTGAGTATGCCTCTTGCTGGTGGGACTGTTAGTCCAGCCAAGATTGGCAACACTTATGGTGTTCGTTACACCGCAAATTTTTCTAAAGGTGGGAAAGTTTCTTCAGCTTCTAAACGGGCTGACGGTATTGCGGAGCGCGGCAGGACTAAAGGCAGGTTACTGTAATGCCCAGCACGAGTAAGAAGCAACACAATTTCATGGCTGCGATTGCCCACTCGCCATCGTTCGCCAAGAAAGTAGGCGTCCCACAGTCCGTGGGAAAAGACTTTAACGAGGCCGATAAAGGCCGTAAATTTTCAAAAGGTGGTGATATGGCTACAAAGATGAACCCCGGCTTCATGGCAATGATGGCTAAGAAAAAAGCTGGCTCTGGCAAGATGGCTGCTTTCGAGAAGTCTGGTAAAGACGTTGAGAAAAAGGGCATGAAAGAAGGCTCTAAAGCTGACATGGCGATGGACAAGAAACAAATGATGGGTATGAAAAAAGGCGGTATGGCTAAGAAGATGGCTTCTGGCGGTTCTGCTTCTTCTCGCGCTGATGGTATTGCTCAGAAGGGCAAGACCAAAGGTATGTTTCTCAAAAAAGGCGGCATGGCTAAGTGCTAACAGGAGAACAATATGCCTAAACCAATGATGCCCCCTCCCCCACAGATGCCGTCTTCCAGCGCCGCTGGTATGCGTAACTACAAACCGCGCCGTCCTGAGATGACTTTGGATGATGTGGTCACTCCTGAAACCCGTATGAAACGCGCTGCAATGATGCAGGAAGCCCGTGATCAAGCAATGCAGCCCAAGCTGGATGCAGCTTATGAAGCTGCACGCACTACCCCTTACAAAAAGGGTGGCTCTGTAAGTTCCGCTTCTAAACGCGCTGATGGTTGTGCCGAGCGTGGCAAGACCAAAGGCACGATGGTTATGTGCGGCGGTGGAATGGCGTACAAAAAATGAGAGCCAGTCGCGGCATGGGTGCCGTCAATCCTGACAAGATGCCCAAGGGCAGGAAAATCCTACGTAAGGACGCTCTTGAGCCTGTGGAAATCTTTAGGGAAGGCGGCTCTGTCAATGCTGCTGGCAACTACACCAAGCCCAGTCTGCGTAAGCGGATTGTGTCTCAGGTAAAAGCCGCAGCAACACAGGGTACTGGCGCAGGTCAGTGGTCTGCACGCAAAGCTCAGTTGGTTGCCAAGAAATACAAGGCCGCTGGCGGTGGGTACAAGGACTGACATGAAAGCACCGCAACAATCCCTGAAAGACTGGGGCGACCAGAAGTGGCGCACCAAGTCTGGCAAACCGTCGTCAAAGACGGGGGAGCGGTATTTACCCGAGAAGGCCATCAAGTCCTTGACCCCTGCGGAATATGCGGCTACAACCAAGGCCAAACGCGCTGGTAAAGCGCAAGGTAAACAGTTTGTAGCCCAGCCTAAAGCGGTTGCAAAGAAAACAGCGGGGTATCGCTAAATGACGACCACAGGCGTAGCTGATTTTGACATGAACTTCACGGAAGTCGCTGAAGAAGCGTACGAACGTGCTGGGCGTGAGATGCGCACGGGCTATGACCTGCGGACAGCGCGTCGATCCATGAACCTGCTCACGATTGAGTGGGCGAACCGTGGCCTCAATATGTGGACAATTGAGCCGGGGACATTGAACCTCGTGCAAGGTCAGTTCTCATACCCTATTCCGGTGGATACGATTGATCTGTTAGAGCACCAGATTCGCACACAAGCGAATAGCGTATCGAATCAGGCCGATCTCACTATCACACGTATCAGTGTGTCTACCTACGCGACAATCCCAAACAAGTTAACTCAAGCCAGACCAATTCAGGTCATGGTGCAACGTCTGTCTGGGCAAGAGTCTCTCACCACCACGTTGGCAACAACGATTACTGCAACAGACACAACTATTGTGTTGACCGACGCCACAGGTCTTCCTGCATTTGGGTTCATCAAGATTGACAGCGAGTACATCAACTACTCCTACATCACTGGCAATACGCTGTACAACTGTTTCCGCGCACAAAACAATTCAACTGCTGCGGCGCACACTGCCGCCGCCAATGTGTATTGGGCTGAACTTCCTGCTGTGACTGTGTGGCCTGTGCCCGATCAAGGCACGGTGTCAACCCCCTACTATCAGATGTCGTACTTCCGCATGCGCCGAGTACAGAACGCTGGCTCGGGTGTGCAGACACCAGACATGAACTTCCGCTTCTTGCCTTGCCTTGTGGCAGGTCTGGCGTACTACATTGCAATGAAGATTCCTGAAGGTGGCCCTCGCCTTGAGATGCTCCAAGCCGTTTACGAGCAACAGTTTGCTCTTGCCGCTGGAGAAGACCGCGAGAAAGCGCCTGATCGGTTTGTGCCACGTCAATATTTTATTGGTGGCTGATTATGGCAAATAGGTTTGCATCAGGTAAGAAAGCGATTGCCGAGTGTGATCGCTGTGGCTTTCGTTTTAAGCTCAAAGACCTGACCAAGCTGATTATTAAGACCAAGCAGGTCACGATCAAGGTGTGCCGCGAGTGCTGGGAACCTGATCAGCCGCAATTGCAGTTGGGTATGTACCCAGTGGATGATCCGCAAGCATTGCGGGAACCACGTCCTGATTTGAGTTATACGCAGTCGGGGTACACCGGATTGCAATTGCTTCCTGACTCCACCACTGATCAAGATGGTGATGGAGTACCGGGCGAAGGTAGCCGTGTATTCCAATGGGGCTGGAACCCTGTTGGTGGTTCGCGGTTAAATGATGATGGTCTGACGCCAAACTACTTGGTATCAGTGTCACAAGTTGGTACAGTAACGATTGTCACGACATAAGGAGCTAGACATGGACAAGAAAGAAGTCAAGAAAATCGCTGACACCGAAGTGAAGGCGCACGAAAAGCGCATGCACAAAGGTGCGGCTAAGTTCGCCAAGGGCGGCGTTACCTCTTCCAATATGAAGAAGTACGGTCGCAACCTTGCACGAGCTATGAACCAGAAATCTACCTCGCGTGGAGGCTAATCATGGCTACATTCAGCAAAAAGATGGGTGGCAAAGAAGTTGGTGACGCCAGCGTTTATGCCGTACCACACACAATGACTGGCAAGGTTGTAAAAGCCTCATCTAATCCCGGCTCTGGCCCTAACCGTAGCAAAGCAGATACTGTGGATATGGGTGTAGGTAGCATTAGCAAATCTGCTGGTGAGAAGCCAGCTAAGACCAGCGGTATCAAGATTCGCGGTACAGGCGCAGCTACCAAAGGTTTGATGGCCCGAGGCCCAATGGCGTGAGGTTGATATGACGTATACCGAACTCGTTACGTTTGTGGCAGACATCTGTGAGAACACGTTTCCCACGGTGGACATGGACATGTTCATTAGGCAAGCAGAACAGAAGATTTACAACACTGTTCAGATTGCAAATTTGCGCAAAAACGTGACGGGTTTGACGACTGCCAACAACAAATACCTGTCTACCCCCAACGATTTCTTGTCCGTCTATTCAATTGCAGCAGTGCACGCCGACGGTGAATATCATTTTCTTTTGAACAAAGACGTGAACTTCATTCGTGAGGCATACCCCAAGGCAACTGATACAGGGTTTCCCGAGCATTACGCCATCTTTGGCCCCAACTCCGCGCTGCCCAATGAACTCACGTTTATTCTTGGCCCCACGCCTGATGCGCAGTACACAGTTGAGATGCACTACTACTATTACCCTGAGTCCATCGTTACCGCTGGTACGACTTGGTTGGGTGATAACTTCGATTCTGCCCTTCTCAATGGCACGTTGATTGAGGCAATTCGTTATATGAAAGGTGAAGCCGACATGGTTGCGCTGTATCAGAACATGTACGACCGTGCGATGATTCAGTTGAAACAGTTGGGCGATGGCAAACAACGTCAAGATATGTATCGTGACGGTCAAGTCCGTGTACAGGTGGTCTGATGTCCATTCAACAAACGCTCACCACCAGCTTCAAGCAGCAGATTCTGCAAGCACAGCAAGACTTGTCTACGGACACACTCAAGCTGGCGCTGTACACGGGTCTAGCTACGCTTGGCCCTAGCACTACCGTGTACGACACTTCGTATGAAGTTGTTGGTACGGGTTACACAGCAGGTGGAAACGTCCTCACAGGCGTGACGATCAGTACGTCTGCCAACGGTATCGTGTACGTGGACTTTAATAATTCCGTCTGGAATCCTGCGGCGTTCACGTGCCGAGGTGCTTTGATTTACAACGCAAGCAAGGGCAACAAGTCTATTGCTGTGTTGGACTTTGGGGCAGATAAAACTTGCCAAACCTCGTTCACAGTGCAAATGCCTGAGAACACATCCACATCTGCGCTGTTGCGCTTTAATTAAGGAGTCAACCATGTTGAACGACAAAGCATCTTCTCAAGACACCATTGGCGCAATGCTGACCCGCGCCGCAGGTGTCGATAACCACACCAAAGCTGGTGGTGTATTTTCAATCGAGTGCCGTGATTCTGAGGGTAACCTCAAGTGGTCTGAAGCACTACCCAACCTCGTGGTGAACGTAGGTCTGCAAGACATGAACACCAAGTATTTCTCTGGCAGTGCATACACTGCCGCTTGGTACATTGGTCTGTATGGTGCTGCCGCCAGCAACAACCCTGCCGCATCAGACACTATGTCTTCACACGCTGGCTGGACTGAGATTGTTCCTTACAGCAACGCTACACGCCCTGCTTGCACGTTTGGTACAGCAACGACCGCTGATCCTTCTGTGATCACCAACTCGGCTTCTCCTGCGGCGTTCACCATCAACGCCACTGCCACCGTTGGTGGCGCGTTCTTGACCAGCAATAACACCAAGAGTGGCACGACAGGTACCCTGTTCTCCGCTTCTGACTTTGCCGCCCCCGGTGACCGTGTGGTTGCCTCTGGTGATACATTGAACGTGACCTACACGTTCAGCCTCGACGCCGCATAAGGAGACACACATGGCTACTGCTTTTAAAAAAGGTGAAGTTGTAAAGCTCTCCGCTGTTGTGCCACAAGGCCCAGTCATTGCCCTGCGCATGGATGAGAACGGTGTCGTTCAATATCTTGTCGAATGGGAAGACATGACTGGCGTGACACATCAACGCTGGTTTGACGAAGATCAATTGACTGGAGCCTGATATGGCTGAAGGCGGCTGGGGTTCCGGCACTTGGGGTGAAGCTGGATGGGGTATGTCGGTTTATTATCGCGACACCTCGGACACAGCTACGACCTCAGATACAGAAGCAGTCGCTGGAAGCACATTGAGTGGCGCAGTTAATGAGACTGCTCAAGCCGTAGACGCCGTAGCGCCGTTCCACAACTACTTTGTAGGTGTTGAAGAAGCCGCCGCAATAGGAGATGCCTTATCGGTGGGGGCAAGCACACTGAACGTGTCCATGAGTGAGACGGCTACGATGTCTGATGCCAACTCAGCACAACAAGTGTTTGCTACGGCGGTATCTGAAACTGCTACGGGGTCTGAGTCAACTGCCGCACAGCAAGTTTTTGCTTCTGCGGTATCTGAAACAGCGATAGCCTCGGAAGTCCTTGCTTCTAGCTTTGCGTTTTTTGGAAGTGTCAGCGAGACTGCAACTGCTTCCGAAACGATGGCTACCCAGCATGTCATGCCTGTAAGTGTGAGCGAGAGCGCCACAGGCGCAGACGTGATGTCTGTTAAACACACGCTTGAAACTTCAGTTTCTGAGGGCGCTACGGCGTCTGAGGTAGCCGCAGTTTTTGGTGCTATCTTCTACGCATCCCTAACAGAAAATGCCACGATTGCAGATGCTCTTACCGCCCGGTTCCTTTGGGAACCAATTGATGACAACCAAACCGCAAACTGGCAAAATATCAATGATGCGCAAACCCAAAGTTGGACTCCTGTCCAGACAGTCTAATAAGGAAAACACATGACGACAGCATATACCTCCCTCCTTGGTCTGGCTCTACCAGTCACGGGTGAACTGTCTGGTACTTGGGGTGACACGGTAAACAACGCCATCACCTCATTGCTGGACACCGCCGTTGCAGGTACAACCAGCATCACAACCGATGCGGACATCACACTGACGACCACCACGGGTGCGTCAAACCAAGCCCGACAAGCGATCATTTTGTGGAACCCAGCCTCGGGCACCACGACTCGCAACATCACAGCCCCCGCGCAGTCCAAGATTTACACGGTAATTAACGCCTCTGGCGGCACTCAGTCCATCGTGATTCGCGGTGCTGGCCCGACCACTGGTGTGACAATTGTCAAGGGTGAGTCTGCTGTTGTTGCGTGGAATGGTTCTGACTTTGTAAAGGTCAGTAATACAGGTGGCTCCGCATCTTTTACCAACGTCACTGTTACGGGCACAACCACTCTATCTGGCCTGACCGCTTCAACTGCTTTGGCCCTGAACGCCAGTAAAGAAGTGGTAAGCGTGACCAATACGGGTACAGGCAACAACGTGTTGTCGGCTAACCCCACGTTTACTGGTACTGTTACTGTTGCTGATTTGACCGACTCCTCTTTGACAACTGGTCGAGTGGTTTACACCACCACTGGCGGCAACCTTACATCTTCTGCCAACCTGCTGTACAGCGGTACTGATCTGACTGTTTACGGCCTCACCGTGGGCCGTGGTGCAAGTGCTGTGGCTACCAATGCCGCAATGGGTAATGGTGCTTTGGCGGCTAATACAACGGGTTCAGACAATGCCGCATTTGGCAGAATCTCTTTAGCCTCAAACACAACTGGCGCACAAGTTACAGGGTTTGGCTCTCTTTCTTTAAATGCAAATACTACTGGTTCAAACAACACGGGTATTGGCTATGCGGCTTTGTATTTAAACACCACAGGTGGTCAAAACACTGCATTAGGGGGTGAGGCTCTTCGCGCCAATACCACAGCATCTGGCAATATTGCTGTCGGCTATCGTGCTGGGTACTCAAACACAACTGGCGGGATTACCGTTGTTGGTTATCAGGCTCTTTACAACAACACAACAGGAACAAGCAACGTGGCAATTGGTAATGCCGCGTTGCAAACCATAACCACTGCCAGCGGAAACACTGCGGTTGGAGATTCCACTCTTACCTCTTCTACCGCTGGATACAACTCTGCTTTTGGTTACAGGGCGCTGACGTCAAATACTACTGGCACTGACAACAACGCTTTTGGTTATTTGGCGCTCTTGGTCAACACCACTGGCTCGTCTAACACTGCTTTTGGTCAAAGTGCTTTGGCAACCAATACGACGGGGCAAAGCAACACTGCTGTTGGCGCTTTGGCAATGGGATACTCTGGAACTAACACGGGTGACGGTAATGTGGCGGTTGGCACTTCGTCTTTGCGTGCAAATACAACTGGCAACTACAACACGGCGCTTGGCTCAGGTGTTCCCGGTGTTTATGCGGCGGTGATGCAAAGCAACACCACTGGAAATTCAAACACAGCCGTAGGTAACGGTTCTCTTGGAACCAACACAACGGGCGGTGCAAACGTAGCAAACGGATACCAAGCCCTCTACTCCAACACCACGGGTTCTCAAAACACCGCTGTTGGTTATCAGGCTGGGTACAGCAATACAACATCAACGGCAGGTGTAACTGCTTTTGGCTATCAGGCTTTATACAGTAGTACTGGTGGGGGGAGTGTTGCTTTTGGGGCTGGTGCAGGCTATTCAATGGGGACAAATAGTTATAGCACATACATTGGGCATTACACGGGCTACAACACAACAGGCGGTGGCAACACGTTTATTGGAAATTCTGGCTCAAATGGTTCTGTTGGTTCTGGTTACTACATGACCACTGGAACAAATAACACCATTATTGGTGGCTACACAGGAAACATGGATGGTTTAGACATACGGACTGCTAGTAACTACGTTGTTCTTTCCACAGGTCTTGGTAATCGTCAACTCACTATGGGTGAATCATTGACCGTTGCTCTTGATTCTGCTGTTCCTGTTTCAGGCACAGGCATCACCTTCCCCGCAACTCAATCAGCATCATCTGACGCAA